AGATAAAACAATATCTCTTGCTTTAAGAGGATCAACTCCTTTATCTATTAATTCTTTATACTTTTCTGTTTTTTCAGGGTTTGTATCTCCAAATAATGCTGAACCTAAATCAATAACTTCTCCTCTTTCTTTTGCATCTTTCCACACTTGATAAGGAGAAACATTTGCTTTGCCTAAAGCATCTTTTATATCATCTGATTGCATAGCAGAAAGATTCCTACCTATTTTTGGAAAAGTTTGTTCCCATAATTGTCTGACACCAAAGAAAGTTCCTTTAATTGCAAGTTCTCCCAAATTAGCTGTATCTGGATTAATGTTTAATGGATTATATATTAAAGATTCTTTTAATCTTTTATATGGAGCACCAACTGCTTTACTAAAAAAATCTGTAAATTGATTTAAAAAATCTGAATTAACATTTTTTTTTGTTGCTTCAACCATAACTGGAGCAGGAACATTAGCAGTAGATTGATTAATCTGACTTAATAATTGTGCTTGTTCTTCTGTAACTGAACTAGATGCTCTATCAAAAACAGGAATATCGTATTTTGATGTTGCCATTACAAATACTCAAGTAAACTATCATCTCCAGTTGCTAACCAACTATCGTATATAAATTCTTTAACCATTTTTACACCTGCAGTTTGGCTATCAATAGGACCATTAGAACCAGGACCAAAAGGTAATCCTGATGTAACAGGTTCATTTGAAAACTCTGTTTCAGAAAAAACATCTATGTTAGGTGAAGGTCTTTTGGTAGGTTGAACATTTGATGAGGGAGCATTTGGCATACCAAAAAGGTTAGCTTGTTGTTTTAATTTTTCTCCCTCTCCATAAGTAACACCTTTAGCTAAACCTTTAACCATACCACCAGGGTTTCTACCTGTTGATATTGAAGAACCATTAGTTGAATTTGGACTTACGCCTTTATTTGAATTACTCCTCGTTGCCATCTTCATCCTCATCATAATAAGCAAATGTTGAACTAATAATCATATAACCAAATGGAAATACAAGTGGTGGTAATTGGTCAGTAAAAAAATGTGGTTCTTTTAAATTTTCTTCTAATAATATATCATTACCTTGTTCATCTACATCCCATAAAGAGTTATGAACTATATCAGCAAACTTTTTATTAATACTCACTATCCACCCATTCCTTGTAACATTTGAGCAATTCCAGGTGGTGGTCCTTGTGGTGGCAAGGATTGTCCACCTGGTCCTGCTTGTTCTACAAAAGATACTTCTTCCTCAGTCATTTGAGGTTCTTGAGGAGTAAAGAACTTATCTAAAATATTTTGTACATCACCAGGATTTTTTCTAATTTCAACAATAGCCATTGTTGCTCTTTGATCTCCTTGTTGTGATTGTGCAAGTAAAGTATCAAATAAAACTTTATCTGCTTTCTCTCTAGTTATTCGTTCATTAACTCTAACTATGTTATCTAACCCATCCATATTTTCTTGTAGGGTTTGAGTGTCTATAATACCTGCCTGAAGTAATTGCAGCCCTGTAACTATCTTCTGTGGTTCATCATAACCAGCCATAGCACCATAGACTCTGCGTGTCTTGTAATTAAAACCTATATCTTTCTCTGGATCATATTTCTCTGAAAAGAATTTATTATTTGAATATCCTGATAACTGTTTTGGTTTACCACCATACATAATGTTATCCCATTCAAGTCTTTTAGCATCTGTCTGTTCTATAGCATCAGACATAATGGTATGATATTCTCTAATCATTAATGACATACTTGCACCAAGTTCTTCTAAACCTCTACCAGTAGCAAAGCTAAGTGGAGATTGTGAGTCATCAGTAACTGGATATGCTCCACCAACTCTTAGTTGTCTTTCAACTCTATCTATCTGTTGGAAAATCTGATAAGGAACATTTGATGCAGGTTTAGAAACCTGTGTACCAGGAGCTAAATAGTTTACAGCAAATCTGCCTTTTCTATATTGTCCTGACTCAAGTTCACCTGAAATGTTTGTTTCAGTAAAGACTGCATCTTCCATAGCAATAATGCTCATAACATTAATCTTTGCCATAGCTGCCATTAATCCAATTATTTGGTCATACTGTCCTTGTAGCTGGTCAAATGAAAATTTCTTTGCTACAACGAAAGCAGGACCACTTTTAAGTGGGTTAGGAATAAAATCAAATACTGTACCTGATGACATATGGAATATATAAGTTCCTTCTTCATTGTAATATTCTGATATTAAATCACCTTGTCCGTTTGAGTTAGCCCAAGAACCTGAATAAGAATCTGTATAAGGTGAAGCTGAACCACTACCAATAGATAATCCAGTACCCATATCTTTGTCATAAATTTGTTTTTTAAAGTTTGGATAAACTTTAGCAAGTGCATATTTTGGAACTCTACGAACTATAGACATTTCCTTTGGTTGTTGGTCTGCACCAAAATAACCAGGGAAACAGTTGTAAGGATCTCTTAGTTCTGCACAAGGATAAGGAACTCCATTAGCATCTTTCTTTTCTCTAATAACCCAAACAGCAAAACCATAACCAGGTAGCCATCTACCAACTTGTGGCATTTGTATATCTAGTCTTTGGTTCTCATCATAAGCAGATATGATTCTTGACATCTTCTCTGCTTTTTGTTTGGACCTTTCAGAATCTCTATCGTTTGGAATATCAATCTTTAAATTTGGAATACGACCTATTTTTTGAGCTAAGTGTTCTAGTCCTGTGGACATTAAGTTAGGAACTGGTACTTGCCAATCTTGAAAACCTTTGATCTGGTCGCCTAGTAAAGCTAGGATTCCTGAAGGACCACCATTCATTATGGAACGAATACGACCTCTTGTTGCATAGGCATCTTGGTTATCGTAATGTAACTGCGTTATTTTATCTTGTAATTCACTTGCGTTCATATTAATTCCAAGGAGCTTCGTTTATTTCGCTCAAATCCCATTCTCCAAAGCTAGGTTTATAATCTAACCCTACTTCAGCTAGTCTTTCTTTTTGTAATCTCCTTATGACACGCATTGGAAACCAACTTGCCATAACAACATCACTCTTATTATTTCTTCCAGTTTGCCTACTAGCACCTGTTGAGAAATAAATTAATTGTCTACGATATATATTACTCTTTGTTTCGCTTTCTGCACTACCATAAGGCAAACTAATTAATTGTTCCTTGAACAATTCTCTCATACTTCCAACACCAAAGATAGGATCAAATTTATTTTTCTGTGTCTGATGTCCTTCTAAGTAAATACCTACTCTTGTCGTATAGTCTTTTAAATCTCTATCTTGTCTAATTGCTCTTTGAAATCCGTTCTCCTCAATTACCCAATGAGCTAGATGATACTTCTCATACCATTTCTTAATAGTTTCTTTTGCTTGTATTACTCCACCACCTTCTTGATTTTCTATATCTACCATATACATTTTTCCTGTTTCAGTATTTACAGCCCACAAGAAACAAGCCTGATAACCAGTAGAAGCTGGATCAAGCCCTGCAATAAGTTGTGTGTTAGCTGGTATGTGTCCAATACTTCTGTTTACATCTCTACATAAATCTATTTCTTCTACATCAAACATTGTAATTCCATCAACAAAGGCTTTATTCAAATACACCATTTCAAAGATAGCTTTACCACCTGTGGTTTCAGCTGAATGTAACCTAGAGCGTAACCATTTGTAAGTTCTCTTACTTGCCCACAACATACAATCTTCGTGTAACTCTATGTCGTTTTCTGGCAAGACACACTCTGTACTATGTGCTTCTTCTACGATTGTTTCCATCTCTGGGTTTTCTAAAAGAAAGTTATAAATATCTTCAGGATGCTGCCTTGAACCAATAACAACAATAGCTGTATGTTCCTCTTTTCTTGAAGAAAGAGTTGTTGTCCACCATTGTCTTGTCTGTTCTCTTGCACTTGGTTGAATAGTTGTTCCGTGGTCCTCAATGTCATCAGCAATAATCAAATCGCAATCTCTTGAAAGAATCTTTCCACCTTTACCTACAGCTACCATTGTTGGAGATTTAATACCAGTTACAGTTCTTGTTCCTACAGTAAACTGTCCTGATGTCCAAGACTTACCAGATCTATTCTTTGGTTTAAAGGTTTGACCAGGAATACAGAAATCCTCTATTAATTTTTCATTATGTTCCAAATGATCCACTACAGCTCCAACTGCGTTCTTAGCTATCTCCTCATTACCACCAACCCACATAATCCTTACATTAGGGTTTTTACAAATCTGCCATACAGCGAAGTGAGTAAGTAGGTCAGTCTTGCCGTGTCGTGGTGGTGAGAGAATCATTTGTTCCCCACCTTCATCTATAGCTTTTAAAATTGTATTAATCCATTTTTGATGGAAGTCAGCTGTTTCGTATTTCTCTCCTGTTTCAGTTTCAAAATACCTATCTCTAAAATCTTTAAACTTACTTAATGCTTTAAGAGCTTCTTTTGGAGTTTCCCAATCCTCTGCTTGTTTTAAGTTTTCTCTATCAACTAGATATGCTTCGTGCATCTTAGTTATGATTGGTTTGCTTACTCCTAGTAATTCAGCTACTTCTTTTTTCTGGATTAGTTTTTGTTCAACACTCTCTGCAAAGTCTTTAACATACTCCTCGTAATGATCTCCACGACTTATAGTCATCTGGGTTGTAAATTTATCAGCTTTCTTTTTCTTTGTACTTTTGTATTGAGCTTTCCTAGAACACTTCGTAGTGCAGTACTTTTTATTATTATGATGTGCTTGAAATCTCTTTTCGCAGCCTGGATTAGCACAAATCTTTCTTTCAGCCATTATCTTTTTTTTCTACGGCTCTTGTTTTTCTTCATACCTTTTTTATATGAGTAATTACTCTTCGGCATCTTTTCTCCTTCTATACTAAATACTTATGAGCGATTACATAAAAGGAAATCAATATCCTAATCATAAACCCTCTACTTCTTATAGTAGTGGAA